TCCGTGTCCCGTGTTTGTGTGGGGTTCCCTTATCCCAGTCAGGGTGAGTATGGCCACCACCCGCTACGGCTTTTGTAGACACAACGCCACCAGCGTGCATACCACCAGCAAAATTTAATTTGTCGTTAGGAATGATGTGACCGTCGGATTCAGGCACGAAGAACTCAGGGCCTCCCCCGCCAATAACCCTTTGTTGGCCTCGTGTAGGCACGTAAAGCTCTGGTCCTTTTTCACCAACAAGGTACATATTGCGGGCCTCTGTTGGGCCACCTTCTGCCATACCAGGAATACCAGTTAGAAAATCAATTACCGTTCCACCAACGCCGTTTCCAATGCTTACGCCTGTGTCTAAGAATCCTTTAGACATTGCAAACAGCCCAGCAAATTGTTTTAATATGGGGAGGTTAAACAGTGTTTCCATGGTTCCGCTAAGGGCTCTAGCAACTGCGTTGGCAGTTTCAAAACCTTGAATAATTGAGTCTGTAAAGGTAGCAATGACTCCGCCAGCGGCAGTATCTCTTCGAGACTTAGACTTAACACCATCTGGAATTACGCCTGCTTTTACAAGTTGGTCTTCATTAGTTAAGTCGGATACACCAGCGGCTTTTGCAAAAAGGCCGTCTTCAATAATTTTTCTTGTAAGAGGGTCTGTACTAAAATATTGTTGTAAAATAGAATCTAAAGCGTTTCCCGGTTGTAGGGACATACGAATGTCGTCACGGGTAATAGCTGACTTACCGCGTTTTTGTTTGTTAAGCATAGACCATAGGTCTTCAATAATTTTGTTTAGTTCTCGCATATTGCCCGTAGCGGTGTCACGAATATTGACGCCAATCATACGAAGCATGTTTACGCTACTAGCCGAGTTAAGCCCAGTAAGAGCTTTGGCAGTGTCAAGCATTCCAATTCCAGGGCTTAAGCTACTACCTAGAGCTAAGCTATTTCCAATTCCAGCTGTATTAGAGCCTAAATTACGTGATTGATTAAGCGCCTCGTATACGTCAAGAGGTGAGTTTTGAATACCTCTTTGCCCAACGCTTTTTCCTAATGCACGAACTGATTCTTCTTGGTCTTGGCGGCTACCTGACAATCCGCCCATACCAGAAAAAGCTGCGCGGTTACGAAGGAACTCGTAATCAAAAGATTGTTGAACGGTAGGCATTGCTGTGTATGCCATTTTTCCGGCGTCTACAAGTGGACCTAAAAGTGCACCAATTCCAGGAAAGTTTTTTACATCTGCATACGGGCTTTTTGCCCAACCATCGCCAGTTACAACTGCTCCTGGGTTAATCCTAGGTTGTTCTGGCATTCCATTAGTGCCTCTTGAACCTGGGTTTACTACAGCACTTGGGCCGGTTCCAACTGTTGGCTGCTGCGGCATTCCAGGCGAGTTCATTACGGTGCCCGCACTGGCGTTAGCGGTACTGGCTCCGCTATCCCCATTAAGGGCTCTAGCGGCGTCTCTGTTGTTCTTAGCTATGTTTTTTGTTGACTCTTCAATTGAGTCATATTTTTTATCTGCACCGTCAAGCCACTTACCGATGTCAGCCATCGACCTCATCTGGTCTAGCCAACCAGAATTAATAGCCATTTAACATCCTATCTTCGTTTCAAAGCTCGTAAAAGCCAGTTATTTCGTTCTCTAAAAGATAGAGACCGTATGTCTTTTAATGTCCAACCAGTAAATGTGCGAGATAGTACTTCGTATTGGTCGATTAAGTTCTCGTAGTTAGAAGCGAAACAAAGCACCAAGACTTAGTGGAGTAGGAACAGACTCTCCACATGCCTCACAAGCTTTGCTCACCTCCGAAAGGCGTGGGCCTGGATTTCGGTCAGAAATCTCAGTCATAATCTTTTCTCGGTCAGCTAACCCAAGCTTTAACGCTGTGTTTGGTCTAGCTGGTGAGCCGTTAATAGAGTTTATACACCCAGTTAACAACAGCGTGCTTAGCTCTGCTCCGGTCATTGTTTCAGGAGCATCCATAAGCTTTCGTTGTGTTTTACCTGTAGGTAATGACACACTTACTTGGTCGCCGTTCTTTAAAGTAACATTCCAAGTTCTATCATTGATAGGGTCTTCTAATGTTTTGTACTCTAAATCTTCGTGTAAATCAATATCAAACTCTTGTAGGGTATTGCAATTTTGGCAGGTAGCTCGGTAAGCAACTTCTGCTCCAAAAGTTACAGTACGTATCCCAATAAGGATACTGTCCCGGTCTCCCGCTAAAAGCTTGTCAAAGTCTTCTTTTTCTGGCTCTTCATCACCGATGTACGTGACCCCACGTAGTAGAAGTGTGTTTAATGCTTTTGCTCCAGAGGCTGACTTAGAAACAATTTCTTCATCTTCTCCAGTCAGCTCTCTTACTTCTACCTCTGTGACTAGGTTACCATCTGCAGTAATAAAACCGCCTGGTAGTTTAACCAGCGGGCTAGGCGGGGCCTCAGTTGTTACTACAACCTCTGGTCCCGCCATCGCCTCTTGGGCAATCTTGTTTAGTTCTTCTTGACTTACAATTTTTTCTGACACGAATTAAGCTCCTTAGTTAGTTGTTACTTACCCTTTGGTCCTGTTGCAATAGGGTCGCGGGTTGTTGTCGCCTTAGCAGAGTCTACATGGTAGATGGTCATGCCTTCGTGGACGAGAGTCATTGTTTCGAAGAGCAATGCGTTGTCGCCAGCGTTAAGGTCTGTGAAAGATAGCTGTTGAAGCCATGCGTTGTGAAGCTTAAACGCCATCTTTGCTGAGGCAATGTCTGCAGGATTTGCGTCTGGGTGGTCCATAACGTAGATAACTACGTTACAACGGAAATCCTTGCCGATTGTAGAAAGGCCATCTCCAGCAGATGCTGCAAAAAGACCGCGCATCCATTCAATTGCGTTGTCGCTACCAAATAGGGCACCTCTCTGGAAAGCAACAGGCTGGAATGTGGTCATTCCTGGAATGTGGTGTGTAGTGGTGTTATAGCCACCTTCACGGTAAGTGATGTCTCCGGTCGTCATTGTCAACCCAGAGATTGAGTTAAAGCCGCCTGTAAACCCAGTCAGTTTGTCTGAGAATACTGTGCCATTGTTTGAAGATGCTTGGAACTCAGCTTGGAACCGAAACCCACGAAGTGGGTCAGTAGCATGCGTGGACCAGCGTTCGATTTTCTTAGCCATTTTTATTTATCTCCTTAGGCTGTCACAGTAACGGTGGCTCCACCGTCAAACTGACCGATTTTAATAATTACAAATTCAGCTGGACGCTGCAGAGCAACGCCGATTTCCAACAGAACTTGACCTTCGTCAATTACGGCAAGAGTGTTTAGCTCTTCATCGCACTTAACAAAGAAAGCGTCTTCTGGGACATCTCCGCGGAGTCCGCCTTGTGACCAGAAGTCTGTTAGGAAAGCTGAGACTGTTGCGTTCAAACTGCGCCATAGCACAGCGTCGTTTGGTTCAAAGATTGCATACTGAGTAAGGTCTGTAAGAGCCTTACGCAAGTAGATAAGTGAACGACGAACTGGGATGTAGCGGTCAACGTAACCAGGCTTTAGTGTACGAGCACCCATGACAACAAAGCCAGAGCCAGCAACATACTTGATTGGGTTAACAGGAGCTGAAGCTGAGTTCATTAAGTCTAGCTCTGCATTTGTAAGCGCTGTTACAGCTACTACGTCCGCTAGTCGAGAAGATGTTCCGGCAGGTGCCTTAAATACTCCACGAGATGCGTCGGTAGTTGCGTACAAGCCCATAACTGCTCCCGATGGAGAAGCGGTACGAGTTGCTCCTCTAGTGTTAACTGTTGGGTCTCCAATTGTAACGTTTGGATAGTAAACCGCTCCAAAAGAAGACTTAGTATACCCAGTATCTGCAAGAGTAAGCTGTGTATCAACATCACCAGTTACTGGGTCGATAATTACAAATACATCTTGACGTGCTGCTGCGTAGCTCAATAGAGAGTTAACGTTTGCCGCAACGGTTACTCCAGGAGCGTTTAGCAACAAAGAGTTAAACACAGTATCAAATGCAGTAACCGCAGAAACAATGTTTGATGCAGTTGGCACAGTTCCGTCGCTTCCAGATGCAAGTGCTGCTGGGCTTGATGTATTTCCTGGCTGTGCTGTTTTTGCAATACTTGCAACAGTCACATACTTAGAGCGTGTGTTGATAAAGTTAATTGCGTAACGAGCATCTGTTTCATCTGTAAATGTGAGGTCTGTAAAGCTTTCTACAACAGTTGTTGCATCTGGGTAAGAGATTTGAACGTCTTTACGGCCAGATACTGCAGAGGTAGAAACGCTAACAAAAATGTTTTCTCCCCAATCACCTGCGTTTACCGCGCTGATAGTAGCAATATTTGCTGGAGTAGCTGGTGATACAGCACCGTCTGTAAGTGTACGGGTTGCGGCTGTAGGTGAGCCTGCAGTTACTCGCTTGATGTAACAAGCTGAACCGCCGTTGTCAAAAAATAGCTTTACAGCAATAGCAAGCTTATTATCTCCACCTGGTGAAGCAGGTAGAGTGTTCCATGTGCCGTACTTAGAAGCGTAGTCATTCCAGGAAGTTACTAGAGTTACTGCTTCAGGTCCTCTGTTATTTGCGCCGATAAACGCAGCAACAGTGCTTGATGTTGAACCGACTGACGGAGCTAGTGGATTGAGTTTTTCCTCAATAAACACGCCCGGGCGTTGGTAAGATGGCATTTATATATCTCCTTAGGTTAGTTAAGTGTAAGCCAGATGTTAAATAGGTAGTTGGTCCGTAGGGATGTCGTCTGTTGTTTGGTTTATTTCAACGCTCTGTACAAGCTGAGTTGCTTGTATAGCATCATAATGAGTCAGTTCACTTACAATTCGTACAATAAAGATATTACGAAGTAGGCGCCTGCCTTCCTCAACAGAGTCTCTTTTTAAGAACTCGTCAAGAAACATGTGTCGGTATGTTGTCTCAGTATTAAGAGCGTTACGGACACCGATTTTTCCGTATTTGCTTGGAAGCTTACGCTGCATTAACTGAGTGATTAATGCCCTGTCATGCCGAGGATGGCGGGCATAAGTTGTAATCTGATAAACAAGGTCGTAGGTCATAGGGAACTCGTAGCTGTAAACGTCTCCAGAAGTTGTTGGGCTTGTTCCGGCCCTGTCTAGGTCGTATATAACTCCAGACATTTGTCTTTCTGGCGCTGAACGAATATCCATTAAATCAATAGTAATGAAAGGAAAGGTCTGATTACGAAGCTCCACGTCGGGGGTTCCGTACCAAACCGGCACTGCACGGGGTGTGGAAGTTCCCCCGGCTTTTTCGTCTACGACTGTAATGCCGCCAAGTAAAGTCTTTAGAGCCGCGTCTTCGGCTAATATAAATGTCATACCGGCATAAACCCACTAAACAAAAGTTTTGAGGTTGCTTTAGAGACTTCTCGACTAACTACAGAGTCAATGTACTCATCAACTCTACGTAAAAGATGGGTTGGGGTCTTACCAATAGTTCCGTACTCTAAGTCGTCAACTTTTTTGTTTAGCTCTTCTGGCCAAGAAACGCCAATAGACTCTTCTTCAACTACTAAAACAAGTTTTTCTCGGACTTCTTTTGGCCAACCAGACTCTTTTACCATTCTTTCAAACTCAGGTCTGATTTCTTCTGCTGCTATATCCAGCGCTTTTTGAAGGATTTTCTGTGTATCCACTAGAGACCCCGAATAAAACGAGAAGCCAATATTGCGTTGGCGGCGTCTAAGAACCCCTTAAGATTGCTATCTACTTTATTGGATGCCCCAGGGATGTTTTGCACAATGACTGTGTAAAACTGATTTGCCTGAGCCTTATCAACCTTTTGGTCAATAGGTCGGAAATTAGACATACTAAATCTCCTTTAAATAAACGCAGAACTACTAGCAGGGGTGACGCTTTGATTCCCGCATGGAATCTCTTCAATGATAAAGCAAAAGGCCCCCTTTCGGGGGCCTAAGCTCTACTTCTTTTTAATCTTTTTTACAATCTTCTTGTCTAAAGCTGTGTCTTCTTCTTGGGATTTAGGCTTCTTGTGCTTCTTATCCATAGCCTCAAACTTCTTCTTTTGGTCCTTATCTAGGCCCTTAGTAGTTTTGGCATCTTGCTTTTTATCGGACTTTGCTGTGTATTTCATTACTTCTTTTTTCCCATCTTCTTAGGGGCAGATTTGCTTTTTGCGGTTTTCTTGCCAAACTTCTTATTAGCGTCTTTTAAAGACTTCATGCCATGCTTGTTCTTTGGGTCTCCACAGCCACAGGTAGCGCACATTACTTTTTACTCACTTTCTTCGGTTTTGAGACTTTCTTTTTTCCAGAACCTGCGGGGACGCAGTTCGGAACCTTTTTGCCGCCCTTCATTTTCATGCCTACTTGAACGTAGCCATCCCAACAAGGGTTTGCATCTTTAGCCATTATTACTCCTAAGCTTGTGCGTACGCCAAGAACTGAGCATCATTGACAAGCTCGTCTGGCATTAACTGGATTAAGTCTAGCGAAATAATAGTATGGCGTTCGGCTATCTGACCCTGTTGCTGAGTCTTTATAGGGCGGTATACCTGGTTCTTCCAGACAACACGATACTTGTTGGCTAGGTCAATAGTTGACTTAACAACCCCTCGGTCATCAAATAGGGTTGGGCTAACCTCTCTTAAGTCGTCTACGTTTAGCACTAGGCGCAAAGCGTCAGTGTTGTAAAAACCGCGCTCATTAACAGCAGAGCTTCCCTGAGTAATAATGGCCTTAATAACTTTGAGGATTGCAGGGCCTGTCCAAACACGACCAGCGCCAATCGGCTCTACGTCGTAAACAGGGTCTCTAACAGAGGCTGCAGAGTTGTACGCCCACCATTGAGCGGTAGTGCCGACAGGGTTGGTTGAGTCAGCGGTTATGCCGTCGGCAATAGCGTTTAGCTCAAAGTCTGTAGTAAATCTTCCGCCAGGGGTATGCGCTCTCATTTTTATATTATAGGGCTAAATTTAGTAGATTCATCGCCAAAAACAAAGGTAGTTATTGAGTACCGTTCTCCCCCTAAAACTGGAAACACTTGATGCTTAAGGTGAGCACTATGGATAACCATGCTTCCTGGCCTTGGGGTAACGCTTAGTCCAAGGTCTGGATATATCAGCTCTCCCCCAGTAAAGGTGTCATTTAAATAAATAGCAATACCAAAAACTATTGTTCTTGGGTCATCGGGGTTTCCGCCGTCTGTGTGCGGCCACATAAACTCTGAATCTTTTAGTTTTCGTAAATCACGAGAATAGACTATTGACTCTATATTAGTAAAAAATGTTTCAATATTTTTATACAGATTGTTCATTTTAAGCTGTGACTCATCACTCATAGCTTTAACTGTATTTCCTACGTGCGTAGTATCCCAATCAATATCTAGTTGAGCCTCAGATACAAGGGTACTTCTCAGCTCTTCATCTAAAAACCCCTCAATTTCGTACACACCTTCTCCGTGCTTTATCATGATTAGTTATACTTGCTACTGTTGATGTGGCAAATTTCAATTTCATTTATATTAACATGGCTTGGTAACGACCCTACCCAGCAGATAGCTTCTGCTAAATCCTCTGCAGTTAAGGCGTAGTCTCGTTTTTGCTCTTGGGTATCAATGGTCGCTGGACAAATTTCTGTAATTTTAATGCCAAATTGAGGAAACTCAAGCCTCATTGTGTCAATTAGACCGCGCTCACCCCGCTTGGCAGTTGTGTAATTCCCCCCACCGCGATACGGCACCTTACCGCCAAAAGAGGTAATAAAGACAATTGTTGGGGAGTCTGACCTCTCCATGCAGGGAACAAAAAGTTGAGAAAGATACATAGGGCCAGACACGTTTATATCGTAGGCTCGTCTAAAGTTATCCATGGTTTCATTGATAATGTTAGTTGGGCTAGAGCCGCCACCAGCATTATTAACCAGCAGGTCTAGTGTTATATCTTTGTACTGCTCATAAAATCTCTCTATTGCTTTAGCGTCTGTTACGTCTAGGCTATATACCTCAACGTTGTCAGATACAAGCTCAGATACTTTGGAAAGGTTTCTTGAAACAGCAATAACTTTGTAACCATTTTCAGACAGGCGTTTTACTGTAGCTAACCCTACGCCTTTACTTGCTCCAGTAACAATTGCTGTTTTCAACGTTAATGAATCCAGTGCTGGGGCACCATTATCTTTTCGCCACTCTTCACTAAGTGTGCTGTGTGATGGTATGGCGGAGATGGTGGGAAAACAATAATGCTTCCAGCTTTTGGCTTGATAGCAAAAGTGTAGCTTCCTTCTTGTTTTGCGATTTCAAAATCTGGGTTTGGACTAGCGTTTTGTAATACGCCATCTGGAGAAGCAATCGTAAAAGATAGCTCTCCGCCCTCATAATCATCGTTTAAGTACATAACAAAAGATACTTTAAGACGGCCATCGCCCTCTTGTTGGTCAAAGTGAGCACCCATATATGTGCCTGCCTTATACTTTTTAATTGGATACATTGGAAACAGTTTAGGCTCATCTGTGATGCCGTGGGCTACCGCGTAATCTCTTGCTACATCATCAAAAGCCTTTTGTAATGTAGAGTAGATATAGGTCTTCTGAATGTCTGACGGGTCCGCAAAGATACTCTTATCTGTTCCATAGACATACGCCTCACCACTACACGCCATCCATTCGCCCCAAGGGTTTTCATTGTCTTGGTCAATTGCATCAACAAGTTTCTTTGGGTCGTCAATTACGTTTGTGTAGTAGTAAACTTTTTCTTCAAGTATCTCTCTGTCCATTTTGTGTCTCCTTAGTACTTATTTTTTTTATAGTGGTCTTTTTCTTTAATGAACCCAACAAGAACATACCTTATTGGTCCATCCCCTACGTGCTTGACCCCGTGCTCATACTCTTCGTTCCCTGGAAAAAATAACATAGTTCCTGACTTGGGCTTTAACTGGATGTCAAGGTTTGGAAAAAATAATTCGCCATCTGCGTAGTCATCATTAATATACACAATCGTAGCGTATTTTATAGACGGGTCTGTTCTTTGGTCAGTATGCGCTTTTAACTCTACTCCTGGTTGCATTCTTTGAATTGTTGCAAAACCACTTAAAATTAATTCTGGGTCGGCTTTTACCACCATTGAATTTAAACCATCGTATAGTGGTCTATATATCTCATGATGTAATATGTTAAAGTTTTTATCTTTCCAATTTTGAGTGATTTCAAACTTGCCTTCAGCAACTAAATTATCAACGTCGTCTCTGCCAAATTTTTCCATGCAAAAACTTGCTAAGTTTGAGTAGTACTCTACTTCCCAATCTTTTTGAGATGTACCATTTATAATGTCCCAAAAGGTAGTTATTTGGTATTCTGATAAAAAGTTTTCAACAGAGAACAGCTCTGGAGTAATATCCTTAACTACATACCCGCTATCTATTAACTGTTGTTTAAATGGCTCAATCATTTACAGCTCGTCTGCTTTGTACTTATTTCCAGCCGCGTCCAGCTTCCAACCCTGCTTAAGCAGCTCTTGCCACTCTGCTCTTTCAATTTCTTGTTGCGCTCTAGTGGCCTTCATCTCTTCAGCCCACGCATCTCTTAATTCCTGTGGGTAATCCGACTCTTCTCTATCATCCCAGAAAGACCCAATGGTGTATCTGACCCCGCCTGTTATAAGAGATACTTCGTGCATATTGTTAAACCCGCCGTCAAATACAGCAAGCATTCCAACTTCTGGTTTAATCTCTATGTTTTGTGCTGGGAACCGTAAAAGTCCCCCATCAAAATCATCGTTAAGGTATAGAAAGCCTGCGTAGCGGCTTCTTGTAAAAGCGCCTGAGTTACCTTCAGCGTCTGTATTGTCAGAGTGAACTCTTGCGTACGCTCCTGGCTCCCACTTTTGTGTGTGGTATCCAATTTTACAAATTGTTTTTGGGTCAAGGTCATGTACGGAAGCAATTGCTTCAGGCATTGCCCTTTCAATATCTGAAAATATGGTTGGAGATAGGCCAGCGTCAATGACCTCTTGGTCGTTGTCTTGTGGCAAAACTGAAGAATAGGACTCGTAAAATGAGATTGGCATCCAAGAAATTGCCCCACTGGCTGCTTGAGCATCTAATGCTTGAATCATCTTTGTGCAGTCGTCTTTGTTTATAAAGTTTTCATAAACAACTATGTCTTTTGTTATTCGTCGTTTGTTTGCTAGGTTCATTGTGCTTTACTCCGTCTAGTTATTTATAAGGGATTTATCTCCAGCAATAAGCTTTTCTATTTCCTGTTGAACAAGGGCGTACTCTTCATCAAACACTTCTGGGGTTCTGCCCTCTCCCATAGCGGCAGGAGTTCCTTTAGCTATTAAATCTTCTTTTAGTGTCTTTTCAATATCGTAGTTTAATACTGTGCATTGAAACCAGTTGGCAACATACCCATCTCTATCAATAAGGTACTTTTCAAAGTTTCCACCCTGCATTGCTCCATTAGCTACAGGTTGGTTTAGCCAAGGTGACAAGTACCCATCTCTATCTGGAATACCAAGCTCTTTTTGCTTTGCAGCGTACGCAAGCATTTGGTTTGATATCTCATTATATAGTTCGTGAGTTTCTTTTCGTGGTTGCCCTAGGCCGTTTACAGAGCTATCTCCCTTGTGTGGACTTAGCTCAGTGGCACTCTCATTTGGGTTTGACGACACCATCTCTGAGAACTTAAATGTGGTTCCATAAACTTCTTGGCCATATTCTTGTGAGTCTAGGCCACAGGTAATGCCTTCAGACCACTTACCCTTAGTGACTCCAGGGCCACAGAAGTCATTGGTAGGGATAGCAATAACTTGGAAATCATCTCCACCGTATTTATCTTGAAGCCATTGGAGAACTTCCATTTGATTAGCGTTACCACAGCCTACGGTTGTATTAGCCAATAGGGTGACTTTACCCTTAAATTGACTTAAGAAATCAGGGGTGCCCTCAGCCGAGTTAAGCGGGATATCGTAAATTGATTTCATATGTTTTATTGTACCCCGTCATTACGGCTTTCTATCCCCTGTATGCGCTGTAATTTCCCAAAAGAAAGGGCACGTAAATCTTAAGCCGCTTTTGATTTCAGTAACCCCATGGATATAGTTTTTATCCCCAGGGAAGAAGTAAGCAGCACCTTTTTTAGGCTTAAACTGCACGCCTTGTAGGGGGAAGTAGAGTTCTCCGCCCTCATAATCATCGTTTAAGTAAAACAAACTTGATAGGTCATAGTTTGGGAAGTCGTTGGGTGTTCCAGCGTCAGGGCCTTCATGAAGCTCTTTATCAGCATGGGGGTTTTGAAATTGTCCAGGAAGCCATTTAACAATGGTCGTACCCGTTGGGATAACCTCTACCTTATAAAACTCTTCAATAATTGGCCTTAGTCTTTGAAATAGGCCTGCAATTATTGGGGATATCTTTGGGTCATTTTTATCCAGGGTGGGCTGAGTAGCAACTCTATCTTTCCAATAGTCTGAGTCATATGTAACGGTACCGTTCTCATTCGTATGGCTTTCGGTAACATCCCAAATGGTTAAAGATTTGGCGGCTTTTTCTAAAAACTCTATTTCCTCTTGAGTCATAAAGTTTTCAAGCTCAACAATCATGTCCTTGCTATCCCCAAACCAGCCTGATGGGGTTATAGATGGTGTTCTTTGAACTACCTTGTATGAGCTTTTATCCATTTTTATATTGTATCCCTTTTCGTCTTATCTATGACCCCTAATTTTAGGGTCTTTACTTCATGAGAACCTAGTGGTTCTTCTTTTTCGTTTACAGCGTCTCTGTACCAATCTGTCCATTTTCCAGAAGAGTTTACTTTTTGTGCAGCATCTCCGTAAGAGATGTTTGCGTTTAATCGTTTGCTACCTGGGTCTTGGTACTCAACAACCTCAATGTTTGTTCCATTTAACTTTGACAAAGATATTGGGATAATTGTGGCAACTGGGGTTCCAGCCTTAATAACTACCCTTTTATTTGCAATCTTTGCCTTGATAGCTAAAGGCAAAGGGTTGTCGTAAAAAGATGTGCTGATTAGGGACGACATAGTTTCAAACTCATCACTAAAATAATTTACTGGGTTAATAGTAAAGATACTGACATCTTCATCTGTCCTAAAAACCAGTCCCGTGTTTAAGCTTATAGAAGATTGACCTCTACCAGAGTAAGCCCCTTCTGGACTAAACACTTGGACACGGTCTGGTGTTTGGTCGTTTATTCCATCCCAAATAAACTCAATATCTTCTACACAAGAAAGGCTCCAGCCAATTACGTTTGACTGCGTAACTGGAAAGCATCTATAGGCATGGTTCTCTGATGTTGCATCCATCCAGTCTCTTTTAATTGACATGGGTTGAATATCAAACAAAGCCCCATGTGTTTTTTCAACTGAGATATTAAACATTAATCTGCGTCTGCACTATACATTTCTGGCGTGTGAAACTTTTTGCTGTAATCAAGCATTGTAACAATAGAGTACTTAGTTCCAGAAGTTACTGGCATTGCTTGATGCGGGTACATAAAGTTTGATGGAAAAATAAACAGGTCTCCAGCCTCTGGCTTAACCTTTAAGCCTTGTAATCTAAAATAAAGCTCCCCACCCTCATAGTCATCATTGACGTATGAAACTAAAGAAACGGTACAGTTATAAGAAAAGCCATGGTCGTGGTGTTCCATAAAGTGCTGGCCGGGCCCGTACTTAATAAAGTTAAAGGCTTCCCAGTACTTTAAGTTATTAATGTTATACATTCTTGAATAGTCTTGAACTGCAGGCAGCTTAACGTCGTATAAGTCTTGCCACAAAGCCTGTAGGTTTAAACTAGTCTGGCGTGTATCATTTTCTATGTCTGTCTTCTTAAACTTAAAGTCGTTGCAGTCTCTGTACTCTGGCATAAGTTGCTTATACCCAACATACGCGGGTTGCCAAGCATAACCAGTCGTATCTCCTTCTGGCTTAAGGTTTGCTTCAATGCGGCCTATAACATCAATATCCTTATTGATTACGCCTTTATAACAAAAAATTCCGTTGCCTAGGTCTTTTTTTTCTGTCCATGTAGACATTTTTTATTCCTTATCTATACTCTCGTATTGACCAAACATTATTTTTGTATACCCCGCCGTCAGGCTGTCGGTAAAACTTCATGTTATTAACCATTTTATCATACATCGTAGACTGGTCTAAAATTTCTACTTTATGTTCCCAGTCTTCTCTCTTAAAAGGAAGAACCTGCATGTATGGGGTTCCTGCGGGTAATGTGCCTTCCCAACCTTCCGAAATAAAAAATGGAAAGGTTCCAAGTAAGTGCACCTTATCAGCGTCTACAACCCCAGTGGTATTTAAAAATGGTAAATCAAATCTATTCATTGGAGTCATAAACAACGCGCTGTACCCATCTGGAAGTTCTAATCCCCACGGGGAGCTCCAAGCAAAATGGTTTTGATAGTAACCCTTTGGGTGCTCAAATTGTGGCATTGGAGGCCGCGGCGTACAAAAATCTTTATAGTTAGGGTCGTCAATTTTTACATCTATGATTCCTTGGTTATTTTTATAAAAGACTAAATCACATGGCGTTTTAAAAAGGTACCCAGTGGTAAAGGCATCCAAAATAGCAGGGCACGCTTTCCATGTAGGAATCTTTCCGTAGTCATCTGTTGTGCCTTCTTTAGGGAACGGGCAAACTTCTTTTGGCGCTTTGTAGTATTCCCCGTTTGGCATTTTTGCAAATCTATCTGCATCCCTATACCACTCTGGAATTTCTGTTTGTG